TTTTCTTACTAAACTCTCCCCTTGTTTCATCTGGTTAGTGGTTCTTTTACCATCAATGGAATCGTCATTGTAAATGTGAATCTGACCTGTCGAGAAGTTTGCTTTAGATGGAAAAGTCATTCCATCAGGCCCAAACCTATTTTTGATTACATGCCATCTACCTGTACCTGCAAGTTTATCCTCTATTTTTCGAGATAAAGATACTACAAAGTCTGCGGTCATCATTTTAGAAAATGAACCTGCGATTTTTGTACCTGTAATAATGTCATCTTCTGCTCCACTTCTATTAATTTGTGAGGCAGTGTAGACAGGCACCTCGTACTCACCTGCCATACCACGAAGGTCTTCTATAATCTCTTCCAACTCTTCGTGTCTTTTTTCTTTTGTAGGCCCTCTCAATAAATCTGCATAATCTACAATGACTACATCAGGTTTTTTACCTTGTAAAATCATTTTGTCCATATGAGCCTTTAGTGAAGTTACACTAGCGGTTTTGGTAGGATAATGTTTTACAACTAAGTCACCACTAACAGAATTAACTGCTTTTGTAACATCTTCCATGTTGTATTTCAAATTACCAACGGCGACACCACTTAATACGGCGTCATATCGTTGACCCACATAACCTTCATTTAATTCAAGAGTGTAGTGTGCAACTATCTTTCCTTTCTTCATTGCGTTGACTCCGATATTAATCAAAGACCACGATTTACCAATGCCGGGAGGTGCTGCAAATAAAATTAATTCACCCTTTCCAAAACCACCTTGTGTAATTTCATCAATAACTTGCCAACCAGTAGTAACCACATTTCTTACTGTATCTTCATATCTTTCTACAATCATAGATTTGTATTCGTGTCCGATATCAGAGTCTTGACCTGCTTTCATCGCAGTGTCAATGTTTTTCTTTATCATATCGTACTTACCACTCTCTAATAGTGGTACTGAATCTAAGATTGCGTTTTTGATAGACTGATTCTTACAGAAGTCAAGGATTTCTTCTTTAACAAAGTCTAAATCACCACTTTCTAAATGATTCCAAGCAAACTTCAATGTATCAATCACCGAGGTTTTTAATACATCTCTTTCTATTGGATTTATTTTAACTTTGAGAACATCTAAGGTTGGCATTTTCTCAAACTCGTTAAAATATTTTAGGATTGTTTTTACTAACCACTCTGATGCCTCAGAATCAAAATATTCTGGTTTCATAATATCGTAAATCTGTCTTGTAAAAGACCTATCAGATAATATCGCAGATATTACTTTGTTCTGAAATGAGGTGCTAAACTTACTTCCTAATTTTTCCATAGTTTACTAATATACGAAATTATTTTTTAATATCA